CTCTAAATCTTCCAGTCCGAGTGTTGCATTTACGAATGCCAGCGCACATGCGGCTCCGATACATTCTCTGATTCCGGTTGAAACTCCGACAATCAAACACACCAGCATAGCCAGTGAAAACATTCTTCTGCTTTTCTTCATTTACTTTCTGCCTCCTCTGTGATAAACTTGGTAGCACGAGGAGAACTTGTCTCCCCGGCTACCGAGCTGTTTTTCAGAACATTACTTGAACCAGGTCAAAACTGCCGTAACAACTGCTATCAGCATTGTTACTATGGAAATTACGATATGTGTCCAGCATTCATAAATTTCAATTTTGGTCTTCTTCAACTGCTCTGAAAGCAGCTCTTCTTCTTTTTCTTCAATCCTGCGTTTTCTTTTTCCCAACGGGCAATTCCTCCTTTCTCATTTGTTCTGTCCTCTGCATTCCTACGGGGTTGGAACCGTCTGACAAGCATATGTACTATTCCATCAACCTTGCCGCCTGCATTACTTTGTGTCGTGTATTTGTTTTGTTATTTTGTAACTTTATTATACTTCGATAACTCGAACGTGTCAAGTGTTTTACTTCTATTTTTCAATTATTTTTCGAGCTGTCGAATTAGTGCGTGTAGCATCTTTGCAACGCAAAGTGCTATTCTTTTTTATCTCTTTATCTATCTTTATCTCTATCTCTTACTCTATCTCTAATTATGGTGTAGAAATCATGTAAGAAATCTTACAAGGTTTTATATATAGGAAATGTTTTTCGCTTCGATTTTTCGACTTATTCACATTATCAACATTCTTCCTGTGGATAACTTCAGAACTCAGATTGAACTTTGCAGAACCGCATTTTCAGCATATATGGCTATAACATCGTACACGCTTCTATACCGGCTTTTAGCTCTTAGGCATAAGTTAGTATCTAAAAACGTCTATCGTTACTCAGGCACATTTCGTCAAATTTGAAGGGGATTTTTTGTGAATTTTGTATATTGATTTATTCTACGGACTTGCTCCGCAATAAAAAAGAAGCCCCGGCAGAACACCGGGGCAATGTGACATATTTTCCTTTTTGACCAAAAGAGGTGTGCTTAATTTTCTTAGTTTCTTGCCTTAAAGGCATTATTTGATGTATACCTTGCCATCGTAATAAGCAGCCATCCAACCGCTCGGTGCTTTCATCCAGATATCGTTTCCGACATTCCGAACTTCCTGGCACGTTACGACCGTTCCTGCATCCAGGCAGCCATCATTGTCCTTATCGTGTTTCTGGCCGTCAGCCGTCAACTGCGAATGTTTCTTTGCGCTGTAGTTTGTTCCTGGACCTGTACGAACTTTCAGTTCTACCTGCAAAGCGTACTCATGTCCAGCAGTGTAAGACGGAGTGTTCTTCTTTTCCGGAACACTGGCTGCTGTCTTTCCGTTGTAAGCAGAAACCAGCTTACTCTTAGATACCGGTCCGTACTTGCCGTCCTGCTCCAAACCGTAAAATGCCTGGAACGCAAGCAGAGCTTTCTCTGTGTCTCCGCCGAAGGAACCATCTACTCCGGAACTTCCGCAGGAGAATCCGCAGCCGATCAGCATTTTCTGCATTTCTTTTACTGCGTCCCCGGAATCACCTTTCTGGAGATAATTTCTCACATTAACCGTTCCGGATGCAGATGCTGTCACTCCGGTGTAGCGGTACACATGAATCCACGGCTTATTGTAATAGCTGCGGATGCAGATCTCTCTACCGGTCTGATCTCCAGACTTTCCTCCTGTGACCGTTCCTTTCTCGTTGATACTTGCGTGCACCAGTTTACCATTTCCGCAGTAGAATGCTGTGTGTCCATTTCCGAGCAGGACATCTCCACGGATCATTCCGCTACCGGTTGCCAGATCCACGGATTTTACAACATCCTTGAATCCGATTTTTGGCAGAACCTCCGGCATGTTGCCTGTATAGGTTGCTCCGCTTGACTTTGCCAGGATTCCGGCCTCTTCCAAACTTCTGATTACCAGCCCGGAACAATCGTAATTCGGATTGCCCCAACGGTCTACTTGATCGTAACCATGTGAATCGTCCAAGGCGATTGTCTCTGCTCTTGCTACTGCATTTTCAATTTTGCTCACTTTGTTTTCCTCCTTCTTCTGATTCTGGTAAATTTTCAAATACTGCTCCCCGTAAGAAGCCCTTGCTTTCTTCACTGCCGAACCAGTATTCGTCGGAGCCTCGAACTTAACCAGAAAGATATCAGACGCTTCCTGTACTGAGGTTGCGGTCTGCAATACCTTCCAGACACTCTTATAGCTCGTCTTCAATTCGCTCAGCATGTACTCTGTCTGCGTCTTCGCATCTCCGATGGACACTCCTCTGGACTTGACCAGATCGTAAAGGCCGGCTTTTCTTCCGGCAGATGTCCACTGACAGAACCCGTAACCGTACTGCTTGGAATCTCCCAACGGATGCAGGAACAACGCTCTCGTTATCTTTCCGGAGTCTACCGCTTCCGTGTAGGTATCGTCCGTATATTTGTACCCAAGTAATCTCTCACAAAGGTTTTCCAGATTACGTGGATTCATTTTGGATTCTGCGTAAATGTTCCCCATTGCCGCACACGCACCATATATCGTGCAACCGGCAGCCATTAAAGCGTCAAACAAAATATCTGTGTATGTATTCCGTTCTATTGCCATTTGTAAATTCTCCTTCATTCACAAAAAGGGCAGGGATTTCTCCCCACCCGGTCATAAGTATGTGTCCTCTTCTGGGTCCATCTCATCATCATCTTTCGGATGCAACTGCCCCATCTTGTCCATCAGCAAAAATGTCAACGGAACGAACACCGCAAACAAAATTACCAATGGCCAGAAGATTCCTGCCATCAGCAACAGCACTATCACAAGCGGATAATTCGGCTTGCTTGGCTCATAGTACATGCCATTGTCCTGGCAGTACAGCTCTTCGTCTTCATCTTCCATCCGGCATAATGTCCGAATGCCCCAGATGTAGACCGGCTGACACAGCAAAATCCCCAAAAGGTACACCAATAGGATTTTTAAGCCCATAGCTCCTCTCTCCCTTCTCCGATCAGTTCTGAGAGCCATTTACCTTTCCATCGTCCAAAAGGTCCTTAACTTCCTTGAACCACCAGTCAATAATTTTCAGCAGTACCTCTTCGGACATGATTACCTGCAACCACTTAGGCAGCAATCCTCTTGCCTGCTGTACTACCCATTTCAGTTTCTTTTCTCCCTGGCCGGACTCTTTGTAGATATGTTCAGCGTGCAGGAACAGCTTGTACACCTCTTTCCGGATGCCATCCAGTCCCTTCGCTTTCGCATACTGATATACGACCACTGCTGTCACAACGACCAGCACTGCGATCACCAGAATCAGAACCGGAATCGGCACCTGGCTTAAAAAATTCAATAATTCCATAGAATCAATCCTCCTGTTATACTTTGTAATCTCTTGATAGTTCCCTGTAGCGTTTTTAATTGTTTGAATGGGGAAATTATTGCCTAAACGCTATAAAGGCGAATATCGGGCAAATATAGCCTTCTATTTCATTCCCCTGTGATATGGTTCACTCCCTGCCTTGTCAGAAAATTCTCCAGATCATGTTTCTGCTCCAGCTCATAATTTAATGCAGCGTGCATATCTCCGTTGCACTTCGCATCCGGAATCCTCTGCACCGCCTTTGCTGTAGCTTCTGACAAACAAAGAGAACCGTCCAGAGCTTTCAGCATCATGTACTGGAGCTTTTCACGGTTCTCTTCTTTCTCATCCTGTTCTCTCTGCCTGCATGCCCGTTCGTTCTTTTCGACTTCCGCCCGTTCTTGGATTCGCTTCTCCAACAACCAGAAACAAAATGCCACGATTGCGGACGGGATACCGGCAGCTATCAATAATTCCATTGGTATCTCCTTCCTGCTATTTCGGATTTTTGGAACTAATCTACCTTTTCGGCTGCGCTCGTATCTGCATAGGCTGTCCCTCCTCTGCTCTCAAATGTTATCTCATCATCGTCACAGTCTACATACTTCCGGCACGCATGCTCAACGATGTCAAGATCTGCCTCTATTTCTTCCAGGCTCTTTGTCGGTGTTCCCTTGACCAGAAATACCAGGTCATAGATTGCCGACCAGAGCTTTGAAATAATCTGTAGCTTTGTCATTCTCTTTCTCTTCTCTCTTCCTTTTTCCGGAACAAATGATAATGCGGCTTCTCCTCTCCAAAAAACACCCACCGGATATAATCATCCAAGAAGATTCCAAGTGCTGACAAAAAGAACCACAGCACTGTGAACTGAGGGCATATCTGACCAAGAATGTTTCCCGGCATATTGCTGTAATCCCACATATGCAGTCCGAGCCACACGTTCAGAATCAATCCGAACAGAAATTCTATTGCTGTGATTCCTGCCGCCGCAATCAACTGTTGCAGAACCAGCGGCATACACCGGTTCTTCTCGTTGATCGCACCGCAGACGACGAAGCATAAACCTCCGCAGACTACCATTGCCGGGAATGAGTAACCTCGAAAGGTAATCTCCAGCAAATAATAAATGCTCCCTCCGAAAAGAAAGAGCATCGGATATTTGATTATGCTTTTCATGCGATACCTCCGGATGCCAGAATCTTCATGTAGTCTTTCAGAACCTCATTCTGGAACTCTTCCGGAATCTCAGCTCCCCATGTGATTTGCTCCAGATCACTTGCTTTCTCTGCCGACTTGATCCACATATTCATTGCATTGCAGTAGGTCGTGTTGTAAGACACGAAAAACATTGCCCGGTCTACGATATTCTGCATATCCGATGCTGAGAAATATTTACACGGTTGTCCATCCTCATGGTATTCCAGCTTTTCTGTACCGGCTAAGAGTTGCATTTTCTTGCCGAATAAGTTGATCTGGTCTTTCTCGGTCAGACTGAAATGTTCTGTGCCGGTTGAGATTTCAACATCAATCCCGGCATATATTGTCTTCTCGCATGCCTCACTCGCATTGCTGTAAGCCTGCATACGCAGTTCTTCCAGACTGTATCTGTCTGCCAGCTCTCCCTGCGTAATCCCTTCGCCTTTGCTGTACCAATAGTCGAAATCTTCCTCAATAGATTCCTTCGAT